ATGCTGCTATTGAGAAGATAAGTAAACAACAACTTACTATAGATTCATTAATTAAAGTTAAACAAATTAAAGATATTAAATATGTACACGATGTTAAAGAATTTGGCAATCCTTATATTATTTCTAATGATTCCATTACTAAGTATATCACAAGTAAAATTCATAATAAAGAATGACACACTTGTTGGTTATACATTTAATGAAAATAGACAGATAGCTTTAATATTTAAAGAAGGTGAATATTATAAAGAACTTAATAGTATTAATAATGGTTTAGTTAAATCTAAAGACAATATTATAGATGCTTATAAGATGCAATTAGCAACTTCAAACAGTCTTAACAGTGATCAACAGAAGCGATTACAGGAACTATTAACTTTAGCTAATAAGAACGTTAATGCGACTAATAAACTAAGGAAATCACGTAACTTCTGGTTTACTACGACAGGTACACTTACATTAGTAGTAACAGGTTTAATATTCATCAAATGAAAGGTACATACTTTATTATACCTTTAATAATATATCCTTTTGATGTTATGGTATCTATAGATGAAACTGATAAAGTACTTTTAGATAGATTTGTTAGATATGGTAATACTAAAGCAGAATGTCAACCTTTATTTCCTATGAGTAATACATGTAGAGGTAGATATTTTTTATTACCATCTAATCAAAGTGTAATACGATTAACCCATCAAGAAGATAAATATAGTATGCTTGAAACTATATCGCATGAGATATTTCATACAGTTACATATATAATGAATACACTTGGTGGTAAATTAAAATTAGCTGTTAGTGATGAACCATATGCTTATTTAACTGGATATTTAACTAAAGAGATTTGTAAAAGACTTAAAATATAAATTAATTTAATACTTAATATTATGAATTTTGGAGAAGCAATTGAAGCAATTAAAAAAGGTAGTTTAGTTATTCGTGAAAAATGGAATAATGAATGTACATTTATTTTCATGAGACCAGAAGATAATTTGTCTTTTAATTTTGTTATAAATAATATTGAATCATTACCTAAATCACTTAAAGATTATTATAAACAACTTGTAGATTTAAGTATAAGTGATGATAATAGAGTATTTACAAATAATAGACAAATTACATTTGCACCATGTATATGTATGAAAATAACAGATGAGTATATTATTAATGGTTGGATAGCAAGTCAAGAAGATATACTTGCTACTGATTGGGAAGTTATTTGGCCATGATTCACTTATGGCAAACAACGGGTAATACACTTACTCTTAATGTTAGCGAGATACTTAAATATAAAGAACTTGCTATTATTTATAAACGTGATGAAACAGATAATAAAGCATTTGCTCATAAAGAATTTAGGTATATAGACTTCTTATCTAATCGTGAAGGTTACTGTATTATGAATGGTCTATCTAAGAAAGAAGCTCATTCACATGCTGTTAAGAATAGTAATCTACATCCCGATTATAAACCTGATACATTTATTAAGATAGCTATATCTAAAGTATATGATGAACTTAATGGTGGTGTAATAGAGAAACTTATTGATAGTAGTATTAGATCACTTCAAATTGCTGCAAGTGGTATAGTACAAATGACAGATAAAGCAGAAGATATAATTGATAAGGCTTCTGGTACAGATGAAGATATTGCTAAACTAATAGGATTACTTACACAGATTACTACTATGTCTGCAAGTATACCTACTAAAGTACGTACATTATTAGATCTAAGAAAAGAATATGATATCTCAAGTAAAGGAACCGTTATCGAACGTGGAGGTAAAGCCTATACAGACAGCCTTGACGGAAATGGCGATGTTGAATCTGAAGGCTCTGACGAAGACGATAGAATGGAGGACTGAAACATTTGATTATAGACCTGGAGATAATACTTTTATAGATTATATCCTAGAAGATAAATCAAAATATATTAAGATGGTTGATGTGTTCAATGATAGAACAGGTCGTAATCATCGTGATGTAGATAATGATTTTCTTCTAGGAAATAGTGGTGGTGTTCTTATGAATATGAATTTTGTGTTTATTAATACAGATATATTTAGTAGAACTGCTGATCACTTTATGAAATTTGGTACTTATTGTGAAGCACAAGTAGGTAGTCCTGAATATAATAAGTTTTGGAAACGTGAAACTACTAGACGTAAACGTGGTGCAGTAGCTAAATGTAAACTATATTATAAAGATATAGATGAATACTTTGATGCTAGAACTACTGATGAACGTCAAAAAGAATTACTGCATGATCTACGTATAACAGGTGATCATTATAATTATCTTAACTATGGTCGTATTGAACGCACACCTAATTCTGAAGAACGTAAGAAGTTAGATAATGAAGGTTTATATAAAGTTGAAACTGTTCCGGGTTTTCCACGTTCTTGGGATGGTGATTATTGGAATTTTAAGATAGATGAATTTATAGGTAATAACAAATATCATCTAGCTAAAGCTAAAGCTCGACGTAAAGGTTTTAGTTATAAACGTGGGAGTCAAGCCGCAAATACACTTAATCTTAATAAAGGTGTTACAGTTGTACTAGCAGCAGATATAATAGATTATCTGACTGATCCTGAAGCTACAACTGATATGGCTAAAAAGAATCTAGATTGGTTAGAAACTAATACTTATTGGAGACGTGGTTATATATCCGAAAGTATGGAATCTATTGAACTAGGATATAAGAAGAAGAATGAAGGTAATAAGAAATTTGGATATAGAAGTAAACTACTAAGTGTTGCTATAGGTCGTAATGAATCCGCTGCTGTAGGTAAGAAAGCTATTGAGATTGACTTTGAGGAAAGTGGTAAATCACCTAATCTACAAAAAGCCTTAGATGTTACTCTATCGAATGTTGAATCAGGTGCTATTGTAGTAGGTACTATTCGTGTATATGGTACAGGTGGAACTAAAGGTGCAAACTGGAAAGCTTTTATGGATTGTTTTTTTAATCCTAGTAAGAACAGTATGTTACCTTTTGAGAATGTTTGGGACAAAGATAGTAGACATCAAGTATGTGGTTTTTTCTTTCCACAGATTTGGAACCTAGAACCATATATATGGCAAGCTAATAGTTTACTTTTTGATGCATTTCTATGGGATCGTAAAGATAAACTTAGAGCTAAAGATCTTAAAGATAGTTATGAGTATATTATATATTGTGCTCAACGTGCTAATACTCCAGCAGAAGCATTTATTAATACAACTGAAAATCTATTTGCTACTCCTGAATTGAATGTTCATGTTAATAATCTTCTTACTGATCCTAATACTAAGTTTTATCAAGATGGTTGGTATATTGTAGAAGATGGTAAAACACGTTTTATTAATAGAACAGAATGTATACAACGTAATATATTTAAAGATCACAAGTTTCATGAATATATTATGGATGTTCCGCATAATAATAAAACAGATGTGCATGGATGCGTAAGAGAATACTATCCACCTTTTCATGTAGATGGTGAGATACCTAAAGATTTATACTTTGCTTCACTAGACCCTTACAAAGTTGATAAACTATCTAAAGAAGTTACAGGTAAACATTCTTTGTATAGCTTTAAGATATGGATGTATAATAATAAATATACTCCTTATAGAGGTAAACGTATTGTAGCAGAATATTGTGGTAGATTAGATTCTATGGCAGACAATGATAGAGAACTTCTTAAAGCTTTAACTAGATGGAATTGTGGAGTTCTTATAGAAGCTGGTACAGGTGAAACTATTAATAACTTTAAAACATGGGGTTATCGTAATAAACTTATGAAAGACCCTACTGCACTTACAGATCGAAGTATTGTTAATAGACAAAACGTTCCTTATGGTATTGTGATAGGTGATGGTGATACTAAGATTGAAGGTCTAGGTATGTTTAGAGATTATCTATATGAAATTATAGGACGTACTGATGATGGATCACCTATTTATAGATTACAAGATACATACTCTGTAGGACTTTGCCTAGAAGCCCAACGTTATAATAGTATTGATAACTTTGATCGTATTAGTGATGCTATTGTAGCTATGTATGAATTTCGTAAAGATACATTACTTAATCAAAAGAAACTAGAAAGTAGAGGTACTACTAATACTAAAAGATTAGCTGATCGTTTAAACTCAAAATCATAATATACAGATGGTACAACAACCTGATCAATACGTTAGTTCTAACTTTAAAATGACTGATAAGAAATGGGGTATGGAAATGACAAATTTTGTTATTGATCTTGCTTCAAGTTTTAGTAATAAGTCAGACGTTCAAAAGTATTTAGATGCTGCTAATGGTATAGTAGATAAAGCTACTTATAAATATGTACTAGCTACATATAATACAGCACAAGGTAAGAAAGAAGATATGCCTGGTACTATTAGAGATGTAGACTTTCTTAAACCTATTAAAGATAGATACATGGGTGAATTTATTGGTGCATATCATAACTATCAAGTATTCGCTAATGATCCTGATGTAGTACTTAAACGTAATGCTAAGATAGGTGAGAAGGTCTATGAGATGCTTATGCAGAAGTTAGTAAATGAACTTAATGCTAAAGGTGTTGAAACAGGTAAAGAATCTAAAGAAGTACCTGACATAGATAAATGGTTAGCTACTGCTACAGAAGATTGGTCAGATGATCAAGTTATAGATGGACAGAAACGTTTAGATTTACTCAATGCTTTAGTTGATGCTAAAGGTAAATATATACAGGCATATTTCTATTGGTGGGCTTGTGAAGAAGTTTATTCATATCGTGAAGTACATAAGAATGATGTTAATTTTGATATCATTAGTCCACTAGAATATTTTAGAGTTCCTAGTGGTAATCAATTTGTAGAAGATGATGACTTTGGTATGCGTAAATATAAACTTAGTTTACCACAAGTTATAGATAGATTTAGAGAAGAACTTTCTGAAAAGGAAATGAAATATCTTACTACTCTTAATAATACTCGTACAGGTAACAATACTGCTATAGTAGATTTTGAGATGATAATGCAACTAGATGATTTTGCTCAACGTAACATTAATCGTCAAAGTGGTAGTTTTCGTAAATCATTTACAGATAAATTATGGTGTACTGAAATATATCATGCTGTTTATAAAACTCCTATCAAAGTAGGTATACTTACATTTATGGCTCCTAGTGGTAAAGTAGAAGAAATGGAAGTTGATACTGATTATGAATTTGATAGTGAAGCTGGCGATATAGATATTAAATGGGATCATATTAATCAGTTTTGGGAAAGTTATAGAATAGGTCCAATGGATACAGGTATATATATTAAACCTAGACCTATTGAAGTACAACGTGAGAAGTTTAATGATAGTTCTATATGTAAGAACCCTTATAATGGTATTAGTTATCTAATGAAAGATAATGAAAAAGCTCCTATACCATATAGAGTATTACCTTATCTTGCATTATATCGTATATATACATTACAACAAGAACGTGCTATTGCTAAGTTTAAGTCTTGGATAATGTTACCTGAAAGTCTTTTATCAGATACAGATGAAATGACTACAGAAGAACGTTTAGATCAAGCTAACAAAGATGGTACATTACCTTATGACGATACAGCAAATGCTAATGTTGCTAACGGTGTTAAAGAAGTAGCAACTCAAGCTATTGTACAATACGTTCAGATTATAGATGGTATTCTAGCTAGACTTAAAGCAGATGCTTGGGAAGTATCTAATATGAATAACGCTAGAGTAGGTGCTGATAAAGGTGGTCAAGCAGGTAAAGCTGTTACAGAGTATAGTTATAATCAAGCTCTAACTGGTAGTGTATGGCATCTTGAAATATTTAATAATTTTAGAGAACGTGACTATATGGCTAATTTAGATTATTCTAAAGTAGCTTGGTTAGATGGTAAACAAGGTAGCTTCGTAGATCCTAATACTAATGAAGTAGTATATGTTAAAGTAGATGGTGAGAATCATCTTAGTCAGAATCTTGGTGTATTTGTTAGAAATAGTAATGAACTAGATGCTATGGCTAAACAACTTAAAGAAGTTGCATTTGCTGCTGCACAAAATGGTAATGAAGATATAGCAGTTGAAGCTATTACTAATAAGAACATATCCCAACTCAAACAATTAGTTAAAGATGCAGCTAAGGCTAAACGTGATTTTGAACTACAAATGAAGGACATTGAAGGTAAAAATAACATACAGGTTCAACAGGTAGCACAACAGACTAAACAGCTTGAATTGGATGCTAAACGTTATGAAGTAGATGGTACATGGCAGAATAATATAGATGTAGCTTTACTTGAAACAGATCGTACACTCGCTGAATGGGAACTTCGTATGACTCAAGATACGAATGGTAACGGATATGTAAGTGGTACTGAAATGGATACTAATGCTGTAGAAGCTACTAAGAAAGTTATAGCAGATCAGAAGCAAGCTCTAGCAGAACGTAAACAAGCATTTGCTGAAACTAAGTTTAATAAAGAACATGCACTTAAACAGAAGATAGCAAATAAACCTAAACCAACTACACGATGACAAACGTGCGGGATACATTATTGGGCAGAGATCCACCTACCTAATATTATACCTATATATAAGGTATATTGATTACATTTGACAAAGTTAATAAGTGAATTATAACACAATTAATAAATAGATATTATGGCACTAAAAGTTAGAACACCATTACAAGGTGATGCACCTGTAAATGATGATACAAAAGATAAAGTTGTTAAGACAGCAGATGAACTTGAAATTGAACGTCTAGCAGAAATAGATAGATTACAAGCTATCGAAGATGCTAAAATTGTTGTTGATGATGAACCTAATGAATTGATTATTAATGCTGATGGTAAAGATGTAAAATACGTTGTAGATGCAGAAGGTAATGCTACACTAGATGGTAAAGTAGTTTATACTAAAGCCGAACTAGTAACATTAGAAGAAGGTGCAGATGATGATATGACTATTGAGTTACTAGAAAAAACATCAGGTATTGAAGTACTAGATGAAACTGGTAAAAAGATTACATATGAACTTACACTCGAAGGTCTTGCAAAACGTGAATCAGACATTAAAGCATTAGGTCTTAAAGAAGGTCAGACAGTAGCTATTGAAAAGTTCTTTGAATCGAATCCTGACTTATATGATGCTTTTGTATATAAACAAACATATGGTACATTTGATGGATTTACTAATCATGTAGATTATTCTAAAGTTGTTTTGGTAGCAGATAATACAGATCAACTATATGAC